ATGGGCACGATCACATCACGTAAGCGCAAGGACAACTCGACGGCCTACACGGCGCAGATACGGATCAATCGGGATGGGCGCACAGTTTATCAGGAAAGCCAAACCTTCGACCGTAAGCAGGTCGCCCAGGCATGGATCAAGCGGCGTGAGACGGAGTTGGCCGAGCCTGGTGCAATCGAGCGAGCGAACCGCAAGGGTGTGACGATCAGAAAGATGATCGAGCAGTACTTGGACGAGTACGAAAAGATCCGGCCATTGGGTAAAACAAAGAACGCAACACTCAATGCGATCAAGGATACCTGGTTAGGTGATCTCGACGACTCGGCGCTGACCAGTCAGAAGCTGGTGGAGTTCGCACAATGGCGGATGAGCAAAGAGGGCGGCGGCGTTCAAGCGCAGACGGTCGGCAACGATCTATCGCACCTCGGTGCGGTGCTGTCCGTTGCGCGGCCGGCTTGGGGTTATGAGGTGGATCCGTTGGCAATGCCCGACGCGCGCAAGGTGTTACGCAAACTCGGCATGGTGAGCAAGAGCAAGGAGCGTAACCGTCGGCCGACGCTCGAGGAGTTGGACAAGCTTATGGCGCACTTCTTTGAAATGCAGGAGCGTCGCAAAGCCCAGATCGACATGCCGAAGGTAATCGCCTTCGCGATCTTTTCAACGCGCCGGCAGGAGGAGATCACCCGAATGCGTTGGGACGATCTCGACTGCGCCCGGCAAGCGGTGCTGGTGCGGGATATGAAGAACCCTGGGCAGAAGATCGGCAATGACGTGTGGTGTCATCTTCCCGATGAGGCATGGGCGATCATTCAAGCTATGCCGAAAGTGGCCGATGTAATCTTTCCGTATAACGGCAAATCGGTGTCGGCGTCCTTCACCCGGGCCTGCCCGCTCCTGGGTATCAAGGACCTGCACTTCCATGACCTGCGGCACGAAGGGGTGAGCCGGCTGTTCGAGATGGACTGGGACATTCCCAGAGTGTCGAGCGTGTCCGGGCATCGGGACTGGAATTCGCTTCGTCGTTATACCCATCTTCGAGGCAACGGGGATGCCTATTTGAACTGGGCCTGGTTAAAAAGGATTTTGGTGTAAATGTCTAACGCTTTTAAGTCGAATGTCGTTGTTGATAAGTCCTATCTGCAGGCGGTATCCAAGGAAAGTATGACCGAGTTGGCATCAGCGCACGGGTTGTTGATGACTGAGGCTATGCTGTATGAGTTGGTGAAAGGTACCGATGCCGACAGGGCAAAGTGGTTCTACAAGTTCCCGGATGTGGCGAGACCGTTCGAATTGATTCCGACTCCGGGCGTTCTGATGCGCCACGAACAGCGAAGCAATGCAGCCTGCGGTTTGCCCAGCAGCCATGTACGGTATATCGATCACTCGCATACGGCGTTGTATCGGAATCCGGGTTATTCGCTTCCGGAGGAGCTGATCAAGGCCCTAGATAGTAAAAGGAAGGAAATCGACCAGGATACCGATCAGATGCTATCGCTGATCGACAGTATTCCGATCCTGTTTCCAGAATTTGAGCTAGCGCTTGAGAAGGACTATCTCGCTCTAAAGCGGAAGGCTCAGGATAAGATTTTTACCGATGTTGATTTTGTGCGGCATAAGGCAGAGTTGCTGTTGAAGCAATCTCCGTTTTTTTCATCAACCAATGTCGCCAGAATTGACCATGAGTGGATCACCTTCAGATGGCTTCAGGTGGGATTGCTGTTTGTCCTGGATCTCAAGGTTAAATACCCTGGTGGTATCGCGTCTGTCATGACGCCCAAGCTGAGAGAACGCATCAGGCACGATGTTCTGGACGCTCAGTATCTGATGATGGGGCTGCTGGAAGGGGCTCTCGCCACGAAAGAGAAAAAATTGTGTGAGTGGTGGTTGAAGCTCAAACCGGATGGTGTTCTCTACAATTAGGACGTTTCGCAAAGAAGGAGGGCGTGAGCTCTCCTTCTTTGGTTTGCTCCTCAGGCAACCCTGCCCATCAATTGATTCTGCTCGCGAGTGGCCTTTTCACGCTGTCGATCAATGTAGTCGGCAAGATCCTTCAGGTGGATGCCCAGCCCGGCTTTCTGGCTATTGGCACCTAGGCGAACCACAGGTATATCGATCTCTCCCGACAAGCGCTTATGCTTGAATTTCTCCACGGTCAGATTCATGTAATCGGCGCATACGCGATCCAGGGAAATAACTGCCTGACCGTTGTACTGGGCCATCAACAGGAAAAGGGTGTTCATGCGGCCTCCTGGTTATTGTCTGTTGAAAAGTAGGTTGAATGCGCTCGCTGCCACGATTGGAACCTGTCCGTTGCCAATGGCCTTAAGTCGGTCCAGCCGATAGGCCACCCCATCAGCCACTCGGCCCAGTCCGGGTTCAGATGACCACCATCCAGTGCCATCACTGCATGATCCAGGCGATCGTTTGTGCGGTTTGCCCCGGATCGGCGAGTCAATGCGGCAGGAGAGGACCCCTTGGCCATGCTCGCCACCGGCGTTGGCCAGCGCCTGCGTGCTGTCCTCTGCAATGAGCCAGATTCGATTCCGCTGATGCGGAGCGGCGAAGTCAGCCGCTCCGATAACACCCCATTGCGCGTCATACCCCATTTCGGCAAGGTCACCGAGCACGACGGCAAGACCTCTTCCCACAAGCAACGGTGAGTTCTCCAACTCGACGTAGCGCGGTCGTACCTCATCGGTAATTCGTGCCATCTGTCTCCACAGTCCAGAGCGTGCGCCGGCGATGCCCAGACCATTGCCCGCGGCCGAGATGTCCTGACAAGGAAATCCTCCCGAAACCACGTCAACAAGGCCTCGCCATGGTCGTCCGTCAAAACTGCACACGTCTGACCAAATCGGGAAAGGCGGGAGCAATCCATCGGTTTGTCGTTGCGCCAGAATCTGTGCGGCGTAGGCATCACGCTCAACGGCGCAGACGGTGCGCCAGCCGAGGAGCTGGCCGCCGAGTATTCCGCCACCAGCGCCTGCGAAAAGAGCCAGCTCATTCACGCGGCCTCCCATGAAGGACGCTTATACCCCTGAGCAAGCTGCGCGGGCGGGCGATTCTGAGCGGTTAGCGTTGCATTGGGTGTGGCTGCCTCGCGCAGCTTTTCGTGGGGTATAAGCGCATCGGTGTTGCTGCTGGAAGGAGCAATAATGCCTGCTGCTTCGCAGCAGAGACTGTTTGTTTCTAGCGTGTCGACGCTCACTTCTTTGCAGAGCAAAGCGGTCGTGGATTGGGTCTTGTGCTGGTCCATTTGCATGCCGCTTTCCTCCGAGGTTCGATTGCGCGTTGGTTCGTCCGCCGCTGGTGAGGCGTATGCCGTGTCGCGGTGGGTGTTGGAGTGGGTAAGGATCTCGTTCACGCGGCGTCTCCCACATCAAAGGGAGCCAGTTGCTCAGCCATGTCGAGAGCTCGGTCGCGCAGCGCGCGAGTGTCGCGCTCCAGTTTTTTGCCTGTGCGGAATGCACCGAATGTGTCGGCGGCAATGCGAAGTTTCTCGGCGATTTCCAGAAGTGCCAAGCGCTCGGGGCCTCCGAATGCCATCGCTATCTGCAGACGTTTGCAGTGTTGCGACAACCGGGTGTGGTCGGTTTTGATGAAGTCGAGAGATGCCCTTAATTCGCTAACCGTCTTGGCGCTTTCGGCGCGCTGGATATCGTCGCTTTCTTTCGCGCCGGCGGACCTGCCGTCGCTATGCCCCATGAAGTAGCCAGCCCAGACTAATAGCCCGGCCAGCGTGATCAGAACGATGAGTGCGCAGATCTGTATTGCAGTCATGTGGTGTGCTCCTGGTGAAGTCTTCGGCTGGTGGTGGCAGCCATTCGGTTTTGGGTGTTACTCGTTGGTGTCGTCCTGCTGTCGCTGCATGTCTTCATCGGCCTTGTAGGCGCGGATGTCGATCAGCGAGGCGACGTGCCGGATGTGGGCGTACTTGGGCGCCTTGCGGCTGGTGTCCAGCGTGGTGATGGGGAGTTGGATGCGGCCACTGCTGATTTCGGCCGCAAACGATTGCTCGTTAAGGTTGCGAAAGTAGCGCTCGCGAACTCTGTCTAGCGGGATCAGAACGTCGCCGAAGGTGCGAAAGAGCAGTTCGACGGTGGCTGACTCCGGTGCCGGGTGTAGGCGCAGCGGGTTTTGTGCTGTGTTACTCATGGCTCTGTTGGGCCTCCTTGCGTTGTTTTCGGGCCGGGTGGTTCCAGGCGTTCAGACAGTGGGCTTTGGTCAGCTCGCGCAGATGTTCGGGCACTTCGAGGAGCGCGGCGTTGCGCTCCTCTCGTGTCCGCATGGCGATGATCTGGCGGGCGTATTCCCTAGGCCACGTCACGGTTGTCTGCCGGGATGGCAGGCAGGTCGATGCCCAACTGTTCGGCCAGCCAGTGGATGCCGGGTTGTTTCACCCTGGTCGACTGGCTGTACTGCATGCCGTGCTGGTTGTGGTACCACTGGCCGTCCTTGATGCGCAGGTAATCGCGGTCGCGGTTGGGGTAGGCCGGTAGGTTCCTCTCGTTCAGCAGTCCTTTTTCCCGCATGCGAGCGATGAGCTTTGGCCGGGTGAGGCCGAGTTGGGTTGCGGCTTGGGCGAGAGTACGTTCCATGGCTCCCCCCTTATGCGGCATGCGCGGCTGGTGTGGCCGCTGCAGCGAGGTGGTTGATGGACTCGGTGACCTTGCCGTAGATCTCGACATCGGTGCCGTACGCGGTGAAGCACCGGGTATGCGGGCTTTTGTTGCCGATGCTCAGGATGGTGGTGACGCCCGTGCGTGATTGTGTGCGGTGCACCGCGACTTGCAGGGGGTAGTCGAAGCCCATGTCGAGGCTCAGCACGCCGCCGGTGCTTACCAGCTCGAACACGCGTTGCTTGTCGGATACCTCGAAGCGGCCATATTCGCGGCTGTCATGCGGGCGGTGCACTAGGTCACTGGTGTTGCTTGCGTCGAACGGGCCGTTGGCAATCTCTTCGATAAAGTCGGCCAACTTGAGGTGCGTTTTCTTGTCGTTCTGCAGGGTTAGCGTGTGGCGTTCGCTGCCCAGCTCGACGACGAAGGTACTCTCGGTTGTGCCTCGTTCGACCTTGAGGCGGAACGCTAGGCATTCACGCCTGGGCGCTGTCCGGAGGACGTGGTTGAAGGTCTCGGTCAGGTTGACCTGGGCGTTAAGCAGCTGCAACGTGCGGTTGTCGATTTTGTACTTGATCATGCTGCGTGCCCTCCGCCATTCGGATCGAATGGGGTTGGCGCGGTGCGAGGTTGCTGCTTCGGTTTGGTGGTGATAAACGAGCAGCCGCTCTCGCGGGCCAAGCGGCGGATCTCAAAGATTCGGAAGGGGTCAGCAGCGGCCGGGTGGACGTGCAGGGTTGCTGTGGTGTGCATGGTTTTGTCTCGCTCTGTGGTGGAAGAGTAAGACGAATATCAACCAATGGTTGATTTGTGTCAAGCCGGTTGGATTGGGTCTATTTGATTACCGGATGGAAAAAATATCTTAATGATGGCAATGTGGAATGCTTGGAGCAATGAATAGTGGGGCATACGGAATGGTGAACAATGACTGATTTTCTTCCTCGCACATTTTTTGAAGTTATGGGTGGGGTGCTCTGCCTCGCAGCTTTGCTATTCAGCGGAATTTCTTTATTTGAAAAAGTAAGAGTTCATAGTCTAAGAGTATTGGCTATTTTTGTAGTTGCCGCATTGGCACTTTTTGGTAATCATATTAGTGTCTACTTTGCTGCGGTTTTTATTATTGCTACTGCTGTGACCGAGTTGGAGTTTTTACAAACGCTCGCGGCGATTATACGAGGTAATAAAGAATACTTTACGTATAAGACGGGGACGATGTCCTATGAAGAAAAAATACGTTTGTTAAAGGCCGAGTGGAACCAGTTTGGTGGTAGTGAGAAAAAGCCGGAAAATGCAGCTAATGATGATGTGGAAGTAGTTCGTCCTGGGTTTGTACCAGCACCTGATGAATCTGAGGTTCGTGAGGATAATACAAAAAAGCCATCAGGGAGTGTCGAGATTCCTAATGTCGTAGAGGAAGCGAGTGCACCTTATTATGCTACGGCTCGTGATTCATCCTCTAGTGAAGATGTCGATAAGGTTACTTCGACAGAGCCTATTCCTGTGCCCACCAGTAATCACGTAAGCACCAAAGGACGTGCTACAGGAATAATGGTGACTAATAGAATACTTAAAAAGATATTGATGGTCGAATCCATGGCCTTGGACTATGTCGAGAGCATGTATGGTCTGCCAATACAACGAGATGTATTGCTGAAGTCCGCTGAACATGAGCTTGCACTTGACGGCTTGATGAGGTTTCCAGAGAGCACCAGGCAGCCAGAAGAAATATTTGAAGTAGTATACCTGCCTAAGTTGGGTAGCACTGGCAGGCTGCATGATGCTGTATATAAGTTATCTGCAAAGGCGGCGAGATTTGCCAGTATTACCAAAAGGGTTCCTAATAGTCAGCTAATCATTGTTCTTAGTGAAGGCGCTACTCTTAGCCAAAAGCAAATTGATCGGCTAAATCACGCGATACAGGTTACGGGTGTTAATGGGTATCATGTCTTGAACGAGGAAGAGCTGAATATTATTCCTTCATTCTGGAATGAATGATCCTACCACCTTGCCGCAAATATGTGTTTCCTCTGTGATCTCAATGATTGGATACTGGGGGTTGATAGGCCGTAAATACTGCGTCCCAGCATCCTCCACCAAAACCTTAAATGTAGCCTCGTTAGTACGCGGCACTCGCGCGATTACTCGATCACCTGCTTTGGTTTCCGCTTCGGGATCTACAAATATAATGCATCCCGTAGGATAGCTTCGTCCTGGTCCGGGATTTGTCATTGAATCACCAAGTACTTTCAAGGCATATCCATGTTTACTGATGGGTACTGGGCACGAGAGCCATAGATCTGCATCATAAGCCTCAAAGTTAGAGATGGCTTCGCACCAAGCTCCAGCTTGTACCCATGAAATCAGCGGGACTTTTCCGAAGCGCTGGTGGATAGCTCGTATATTGCCTCCATCGCCAGTCGATATTTTGTGTACGTTGTTTTCTCCGGTTTGCTCCTTCGGCAGAATGCCGTATTCGAGCCATTCCCTGCGCACCTTCAGCCATGAGCAGAGAGCCGACATGCTGTCTGCCTCGGCTATCGATTCGCCGTTCAGCCATTTACTGATGGCCTGGGTAGTTTTATCCACGCCTTGATTTTTCAATTGGCGATGGATATCTACCCCACGACCCCTGCTGCGTACGCCAGCATCGTCGAGAGCTTCGTGTAAGCGCTCGCTGAAAGCTGCGCGGAGAGAATTTTTATCAACCATGGGTTGAGAGTCTCACAAAGGTTGCGCAATAGTCAGTTGATCTATAACATCAACCGTAAGTTGATAAATGGAGGTTGTCATGCTGGACCCCGCAGATTTTCCAAGCGCAATTGCGTTTGCATTTGAAGCAGTAGGCGGCATTGGAGCCGCCGCCAAAGTATGCAATCGAAGCTATCAGGCTCTGAACAAATGGCGTCAGGCTGGCTGCCTGCCCCGAACGGATTACACCGGTGAAACTAAATATGCTGAGCTTTTGGCAAGTGCCGCAGAGCTGAAAGGCAATGCCTTTCAAACCGCTTGGCTGTTGAACGCATCGGCTCCCCAGAAAGCCGCAGCGTAGCAAGAAAAAAGGCGACCCGAAGGTCGCCCAGTTCCTCCCGGCACGCACCACCACAGCGCTGTCGGGGCGCGATAAAGATAGGCGGGCACACCACATGCAACCACCTCTCTTTATCGCGCTTTTCCAAGGCTCGGAAGCCTTGGTGTTGCTGCCTCTTCCACCACAGATTTGGCAGCTGTTGCGCCAGGGGTGAGCAACGGATTGCTCGCCCCGGCACGGTGCCGGTATCGATCCCGAAGATCTAGCCGGCGTTTGGGCCCTTTCAAGCCACGCGGCAAATGTATCACCACTGCATGCCGCGCGGCACTGGCAACTTACAAGGATTAATGCCATGAGCCGTATCGCTCTGAGTTCTGTTGAGCGGGCGCAGCGGGAAGTTTTGCCGCTCGATCTCGCGCTTTACCATGCCGCTAGGGACTACCCCGGCGGCGCCGCAGCCATCGCCGCCACCACCGGCCGAAATGCAACCACGCTGCAGCACAAGCTTTCCCCAACCCATCCCAGCCACACGGTGAACATTCAAGAGTTCGGCGAGATTCTGGAGCTGACCAAGGATCGCCGCATTCTGGATGCAGTGCATGCGTTGGTCGGTGACACGACTTGGCAGGAACTGGCGGAGGCGTACACCAACGATATGCCCGAGACTTTGACCACGGGGATTGCCGAGTACTTCCGACAAGTCGCGGATCTGGCGGATACCTGGGCCAAGAGCATTGGCGATGGTGTGGTTTCTGATGAAGAACTGGCCGCGATTCGCCTGCAGGTGTTTCGAGGCATTCAAGGGCTGTTGGGGTTGTTCAACCGCGCCACCTACGTCAATCAGACGACGCGGGGTACTGATCGTGGTTGATATCGTCGACTTCGCTAACGACCTGCTGCAGGAGCGTATTGATCAAGCGCTCGCCGCACGTCTCCTCGCCGCCAAGCCCGCTTTGGCGGCGCATTCGTTTCTGTTCTGTGAAACCTGCGATGGCCCGATCCCCGAGGCGCGCCGTTTGGCGCAGCCCGGCTGTACGCAGTGCGTGGACTGCCTTTCTCTCATAGAACTGAAAGGGGCGCGCCATGCTCGATGAGGTACTGGGGCAATTCGCGGACTATGGCCTTGAGCCTGCGCAGCCATTGGTTTTCGGCAAGCTGACCCGCTGCAAGACGACACAAGACAAGGGCAAGGAAAAGAACGGCTGGTATGTCGTTCATGAGCAGCGCACCGAGAAAGGCGAGACGCTGATCTTCGGTGCGTTCGGTGACTGGCGTTCGGGTGAGTCTCAGAAGATCAAGGTCAAGGCCGGGCGGATGTCGCCTGAAGAGCGCGAGGTTATGCGCGCTCGACAGGAAGAGGCCAAGCGCCGGGCGGCTGAGATCTCTGCAAACGCGGCACGCCGTGCGGCAAAGCGGGCGGCGGGCATGTTTAAGCGCATGCCGGAGAAGGGCCGTAGCGACTATCTGGATCGCAAGCAGATTGTCGGCTTCGGCGTTCGGTATGCGCCGCGCTCCGGTGCGTTTCTGGTGCCGATGAGCAATGTGCGTGACGAGATTGTCGGCCTGCAGGTGGTGTTCCCGACCAAGCAAGAGGACACCGGTCGGGACAAGTCCTATTGGCCTTACGGCATGTCGAAGGAGGGCGCTTTCCATCTGATCGGGCCGCACCCGGATCCGGGCGAGCCGGTGCTGGTGTGTGAGGGCTACGCGACCGGCGCAAGTCTGCATATGGCCACGTCATTGACCGTGGCCGTTGCGTTTGATGCGGGCAATTTGCTGGTGGTTTGCAAGGCCATGCGCGAGCGTTTCGCCGGTTGCCCGCTGATCATCTGCCGAGACGATGACTGGAAGACAACGAAGCCGAATGGCGACGCGTGGAACCCCGGTGAAGAGAAAGCCAACAACGCGGCGTTGATTGTCGGCGGCCAGGTGGTCGCGCCGATCTTTTCCAGTGAGCGGGAAGCCAAGTGGACCGACTTCAACGATCTGCATGTTGCGGAAGGTTTGGAGGCTGTGCGCCGTCAGGTGTTGGCGGTGGTCAAGCCGCCGGCCGCTGGTGGCTGGAAGGACATGCTCGCCCGTAGCGAAAGCGGTGCGTTGATCGCGCATATGCAGAATGTCGAGTTGATCCTGGCAAACGATGAGCGTTGGGCCGGCGTGATCAGCTACAGCGCATTCAGTTCGAAGATCGTGAAGCTGCGTGCGGCACCTTATGGCGGCGGCACAGGCGATTGGGCGGACATTGATGATGTGCGGGTGATGAAGTGGCTCGCGCAGCAGTACAACTTGCGCGTCAAGGCCTCGCATGTGATCGAGGCGGTGAGTGTGGTTGCGCATGACCATGCGTTTCATCCAGTGCGGCAGTATCTGCGCAAGCTTGAGTGGGATCGTGTGCCGCGCCTGGAAAGCTGGCTTACGGACGTCATGGGCGTGAAGGCCACCGATTACTCGAGCAAGGTCGGCAAGCGCTGGATGTTATCGGCGGTGGCGCGGGTGATGAAGCCCGGTTGCAAGGCTGACTCGGTGATGATTCTGGAAGGTGCGCAGGGCGCGGGTAAGTCGACCGCGATGAGCATTCTAGGCGGCGAGTGGTTCATGGACACGCCGTTTGCGCTGGGCGACAAGGACGGGTTTCAGGCGATCCGGGGCAAGTGGATCGTTGAGCTGGGCGAGCTGGACAGCTTCAACAAGGCTGAGAGTACGAAGGCCAAGCAGTTCTTTTCGGCGTCCACCGACACTTACCGAGAGAGCTACGGCCGCAGAACGATGGACGTGCCACGCCAGTGTGTTTTCGTTGGTACGACCAACCAAGATGAGTACCTGAAGGACGCCACCGGCAACCGACGTTACTGGCCGGTCGCGTGTACCAAGGTGGATCTGGAGTTGTTGCGCTCGATGCGCGATCAGCTGTGGGCCGAAGCGGTGTTCTGCTACGACGCGGGCGACCTCTGGTGGGTGACGCTGGATGAGGCGGCGATGTTCGGCGAGGAGCAGGACGAGCGTTTCGTTGTGGATGAATGGGAAGGTCCGATTCTGACCTGGCTCGAGGAGTCGCAGATCGGCGAGACCACCACCGGTAGCGACGTGCTCACCAGTGCGTTGAAGTTGGACTTTGGGCATTGGGGCAAGCCTGAGCAGATGCGCGTCGGCGCGATCATGCACCGGTTGGGCTGGCGGCGTGTTCGGTTGCCGGCGTTGGCTAAGAGCGGCCAGCGCCCTTGGGCATACAAGAAGCCGGCTGGGTGGGGCGGTGCCTCGGCGTTGCAGCGAGTGGAGTTCGAGGAGCCTTGCTTTGATTAAGGAGATCGATTCGCTGCTTCGGTTGTGGGCGCAGGAGCTGCACTCGGGACATTCGAAAGGAGGGCTGGCAGGGGGAAACATGGTTGCCATGATGATGGAGAGCAACGGGCAACTGATCAGGGGGCGGCGTGCTTTCCGGGCGCCGCTGGAGAGTTCGTTGGACATTGAGCTGATCGTGACCAAGCACCTCGCGCCAGAGCAGGTGACGGTGGTGCGTGAGCATTACTGCACGCTCGATGTGGATATGCGCCTGCGGTATGCCCACTGCGGTTGTGGCCGCGACACGTACTACCAGCGTTTGCATGATGCGCATCTGCAGATCTACTGGGTGCTGATGGGGGCGGCTGCGTGACCCCAGGCAGCGCTCCGGTTGTGGTTGTCCCACTGGCCCGTCTTGTCTCGCTGCGTTTTGATGCAGTGGGACAGGTGCGGGCCTTGTCGTTGTTGGGCTGTCCCACCGTCCCGCCTAGAAGTGCCTCCCGCCCGTGTGAGCGTAGTGGGCGAGCACTACGCGCTTACGCGCGAACGCGTGTTCTTTAAATTTCTTCCTTTACACGAGAAAGTAGAAAGATAAGTAGGACAGTGGGGCGAGGCCCCGAATTCAGGCACTCTCAGGTGTCCTACTTCGACCCTGAATAGTGGGACGTATGGGACACCGCCGAGGCAAGAGAATGCCGGGGAGGTGTATTCGCCGACATTCGCTAGACGTTCACCCTGCGTTACCCACTTATTCACCGGGTGGCATTAAAACAGGGTTGCTGCCACCGGAATCGACCTGTAAAAAGTAGTCATCTTCGATAGGTGCGACCGCAGAGAGCGGTAGGCACCACACCACCAAACCCGGCCATTGCGCCGGGTTTTTGCGTTCATGGGGTAGGCGATGACAAGCGAGCAACAAGCACTGGCAGAAATGCCGATCTGGTTAGTGATCGTCCTGGCTCTGGTCGGTGGCGTATCGGGGGAGATGTGGCGGGCAGACAAGGACGGGGCGCGGGGCTGGGCGTTGCTGCGCAGGCTCGCGCTTCGGTCTGGTGCCTGCATTGCCTGCGGGGTGACGGCGATGATGTTGATGATTGCCGCCGGGATGTCGTTGTGGACGGCGGGCGCGTTGGGTTGCCTGACGGCGATGGCCGGTGCGGATGTGGCCATCGGGTTGTATGAACGATGGGCTGCCAAACGACTGGGCCTCAGTGAAGCCCCGCCAACCAGCGGCGGGCAGGGGTGATGCACCGCCCCGGCACCCCGAAAACCGCCGGGGACCCTAGGGGTATCTGAGTGGCACGGGGTCGGAAACCCGCGGGACTGTGTTAGCGGGCGGTTCACCAGCTTAGTGAACTGAGGTGAACTGGGGGTGAACAGGTGAACTCGCGGGTGAACTGGAGAAATTAACCATGACAATCATCAGCAAAACGGAGTTTGCGGCCCGGCGCGGGTGGGCCAAATCCTATGTTTCCAAATTAGCCAGCCAGGATCGGCTGGTGCTTACCGAAAACGGCAAGATTGATCTTGAGGCTACTGAGGCGCTGCTCGATAAGACCAGTGACCCAAGCAAGGCCGCAGTCGCCGAACGTCACCAGCAAGAGCGGATTCAGCGTGACGTTTACGGTCAACTGTCCATACAGACCGAGCCGACTTCCACGGCTGCGCCGCCGCAACTCATACCAGTCGATGGCAAACACCCCGACTACCAGAAGTCCCGCGCGCTGCGCGAACACAACATGGCCAAACTGGCCGAGATCGAACTGGGCAAAGCGCAAGGCTCATTGGTGTCCCGGGAGGCAGTAGAGACCGGTGCCTATGACGCGGGTCGTTTGTTGCGCGACCAGCTGTTTGGACCGCTGCCGCAACTGTCCTATGACTTGGCGGCGATGACGGATCCATGGCAAATCGAAAAACACCTGACGGCAACAATTCGTCGGACGCTGGAAGAAGCCGAGCGCCTCTCTTCAGCGGATCTTGAACACGCTCTGATAGCGGATTAAACCCATGCACACGGAATTTTCTGACGGTGCAAAGGTGTACCGTGAGAATTACTTCCGTGGACTGCGTCCTGATCCCGATCTCTGGATCGATGAATGGGCCGACGAGTACATGCGAATCCCGCGAGACACCGGCGCCCCAGAGCCAGGCCAGTACCGCACCTCGCGGACACCTTATGCTCGCGAACCGATGCGCTGCCTGTCGCCGGCTCACCCTTGCAGGCGCGTGGTCACCATGGTGGCCTCGCAGTTGATGAAAACCCAGATTGCCCTCAACTGGATGGGTGGCCTGATCCACATGGCGCCTTCAAACATCCTGGCCTTGCTGCCCAGCCTTGGATTGTCCAAGCGGGTCTCGGGGCGGATCAGCAAAACCATCAAGGCCACCCCGGTGCTGCGTGAGCGCGTGGCCACCAGCCGCTCACGGGATGCCCGCAATACGATGGACACCAAGGAATTTGAAGGTGGTTCGCTGTACGTGACCACCGCCGGTTCTGCGGCCAACCTCTCGGAGCTGTCGGCACGTTACATCTATGGCGACGAAGTCGACCGCTGGGAAAACGATGTCGGTCAGGAGGGGGATCCCATCAGGCTGGCCGAAACGCGGGCGACCAACTTCGGGCGCAACGCCAAGATCTATTTTTCCAGTTCGCCGACGATCAAGGGTGCCTCGCGGATCGCCGATCTGTTCGAGTCCAGCGACCAGCGTCACTATTATGTGCCGTGTCCCACCTGCGGCCATATGCAGGTGTTGGAGTGGGAGCGGCTGCACTACAGCGCGGACTTCGCCACCGTGCATTACGAGTGCGCCGCTATTGAATGCGACGTGCTGATCGAGGAGCACCACAAAAGCGATATGCTCGCCCGGGGTGAGTGGCGCGCGCATGGTCGTGGCGATGGCAAGACCGTGGGGTTTCATCTCAGCGCCCTGTATTCGCCGACCGGCTGGATGGATTGGGCCTCGCTCGCCGTCGAGTTCGAGGATGCGAAAAAAGCCCAGTCACAAGGCGATACCAGCCTGATGCAGGTGTTCTACAACACCCGTCTGGCGAAGGTTTGGGACAGCGCGCTTGAACAGACCAAGGCGGAAGTGTTGATCGCTCGGGCGCGTCTGGAAACCTACACCCTCGGCGCTATGCCGACCGGCGTACTGATGCTGACTGGCGCCGTCGACGTCCAGGCTAACCGACTGGAGCTGATGGTGATGGGCTTCGGCGTCGGCATGGAGCGGTGGGTTGTTGACCACCAGATCATCTGGGGCTACCCGGCAGACGAACGCACCTGGGCGGTGCTGGACGAGAAACTCAAGGCTCGTTACCGGCATCCCTGCGGTGTGGGTCTAGCGATTCTCGCCGTGGGTGTCGACTCCGGCGGTCATCACACAGATGAGGTCTACCAGTTCTGCCGCGTTCGCCGCTGGCGCAACATCTTCGCCATCAAGGGCGCAAGCAAGCCTGGTAGGCCGGTGATTGCACAGCGCCCATCCATGGTTGACGTGACGTGGAAAGGCCAGACCGAACGCAACGGCGCCGAGCTGTGGTTCGTTGGCACTGACACCGCCAAAGACTGGATCTACAACCGCTATCCATTCCCAGACGGGCCGGGATCGCTGCACTTTGCCAACGACCTGCCGGACGAGTTTTTCGCCCAATGTGTCGCCGAGCGCAAAGTCGTCCGCTACGTGCGCGGGCACAAGCGCATCGAATGGGTGAAGGGCAAGGCTGAGCGCAATGAAGCGCTGGACCTGATGGTGTACTGCCTCGCTATGGCGCATTACCTCGGCATCAACCGTTACCAGGAACACGATTGGGACAGGGTGCGACAAGCCCTGGCCCAGTCCGGCTTGTTCGATGACGCCTTGAGCATCAAGCCTGTTCAGGGCGAGCGACTTGATGCTGAGCAAACGCCGGCACCCACTGCTGTACGCCAAGCCCAACCCGCACCACCACCCGCTGCACCGGTTACACAATCACGACCGGCAGCCCCCCCTCAACGCCGCAGCTCAGCCAGCGGCTACCTGAAGAGACGCTGATATGTCCTTTACGAAAAAGCACCTCGACGCGGTTGAGGCGGCCATTGCTCGCGGTGAAAAAACTGTCCGCTACACCGACCGTACCGTGGAATACCGCACGGTCGATGAACTGCTCAAGGCACGCGAGGAAATACGCTCGTCGTTGGCAAGTGCAGCTGGGCCACGTTCGCGAGTGGTCCGGTTGTACCATGCCGGGAAGGGGGTCTGATGGCCCGACAGTTCCCAACGCTGACCCGTAACGGATTTATCCTGCCGTCCAACATCAAAGCCAGCTACGAAGGCGCTGGGGAAGGGCGCCGCTCCACTGGCTGGGACGCTCCCGACAACGGGATCAACAGCATCAACACCCCGGCGCTGCGCAACCTACGGTCGCGTTCACGTGCAGCAGTTCGCAATGACCCGTATGCCTTCAACGTCATCGACAAGCGCGTTAGCAACCTGATCGGCACGGGCATCACCCCTCGACCCACAACCGACGATGATGCTTTGCGCAAGCTTCTGCAGGAGCTGTGGGGGGATTGGGTCGATGAGTCGGACGCGGATGATCGCACCGACTTCTACGGCCAGCAGGCGCTGGTGGCGCGCACGGTGGAAACATCGGGTGAATGCTTTGTTCGCTTGCGTCCTCGCAGCCTGGACGAAGGCTTGGCCGTTCCACTGCAGCTGCAGATCCTCGCACCGGAATTCGTGCCACACGACAAATTCGAGAGCACCAAGAACGGCAACGTCATCCGCGCCGGTATCGAGTTCACTCCTGGTGGCAAGCGGGTGGCGTACTGGATGTACCTCTCACATCCGCGTGATGCGGCCTCGCTAAACGCCGGGTACAACCAGCTGGTTCGCGTGCCGGCGACTCAGGTGCTGCACATCTTCGAACCGGTTGAGCCGGGTCAGTTGCGCGGTGTGCCGCGATTGTCGCCCGTGCTCAAACGCCTGCGCAGTCTCGACAACTACGACGACGCGGTGTTGTTCCGCCAAGAGGTGGCCAACCTGTTCGCCGGTTTCATCAAGCGGCCAGCGCCGGAGTCGGGACAGACGCCACGGGATCCCGTCACCGGGGCCTTGCTGGATCTGGATCGCGACGGCTTCACCCCGATGGTCGCGCTCGAACCCGGCACCATGCAGGAACTCGGTCCGGGCGAAGAGGTGGAATTTTCCAAACCGCCGGATGCGGGCAACAACTACCCGGACTTCATGCGTCAGCAGTTGATGGCTGCAGCGGCGGGTAGCGGTACGCCTTACGAGATCCTCACCGGCGACATGCGCGGAATCAATGACCGAGCATTACGGGTGGTGCTCAACGAGTTTCGGCGCCGCCTGGAACAACTGCAATTCAGCGTGTACGTCCATCAACTTTGCCGCCCGGTGCGGGCCGCGTGGATGGACATGGCGGTGCTGTCGGGTGTTCTGGTGCTGGACGATTACACACAGAAGCGCCGCCAGTACCTTCGCACTCGCTGGGTACCGCAAGGCTGGGCTTACATCCAGCCGGTGCAGGACGTGCAGGCGCGAGCGATGGAGGTTAGAGCCGGTTTTTCGTCGCGCAGCGAGATGGTTTTGCGCACTGGCTACGACGCCGAAACGGTCGATCTGGAAAACGCTGCTGATCTGGCACGCGCCACCTTATTGGGCCTCAACTACAACACCCTTGATGCCGTCGAAGACACCGACGACAAGGAGCAACCATGAGCAAGCGCGCGAAACCGCGTATTTACAACCGCGCCGGCAAACGCGTCGAGGTCAAGGACAAGACTTGGTACGCCGTTCATGCCAGCGGCGAGTCCACCGAGCGAGTGATCGAAGTCTTTGTCTATGGCGAGATCGGCGCGTGGGGCATCACTGCCAATCAGTTCGTGCAGGATCTGCGCGCCATGGACGACGGTGTGTCGCCGGTGGTCGCCGCGTTCAACAGTATCGGCGGTGACCTGTTCGACGGGCTGGCCATGCACAACGCGCTGTCGCGGCTGGGCGAGCGCTGCACCGGCCGGATCGATGCACTGGCGGCGAGTGCCGCCAGTGTGGCTGTGTGCGGTGCCCACCGCGTAGTCATCGCGGCGAACGCCATGTTGATGATTCACAACCCATACACCTATACAGGCGGGGGCGCCGAGGACTTTCGCCGGGTCGCTGATGTGCTGGATCAAACGTTGGAGGCGATCATTGCGGCCTACAAGGCCAAGGCGCCCGACATCGACGACGCGGAACTGCGGCGAATGGTTAATGCAGAAACCTGGCTGACTGCCAATGAAGCATTGGCGCTTGGTCTGGCTGACGAAGTCGGCGACGGCATCAAGGTCAAAGCGTGCCTCGGTCAAGGCGCGGTGCTGCAACGATTCCAGCACGCACCGGCTGATTTGCTGGCCCAGCTCGACGAGGCACCCGAACCGGATCCGGATCTTGAGCCTGTCGATCCGCCGCCGGTGCCGCCCGTCGTAGACTCGGCCAAGTTGGCATTGATGGTCACTCAGCGCTGCGCGGCGGCGGGCATCAGCAACCTGATCGAGCCGCTGCTCAAGTCCACCAAACTTGAAAGTGAAGAGATCGTTTTGGCGGGTCTGGCACGAGCCAAGGCGATTAACGACCTCTGCGTGGCCGCGCGGCTGCCTGAATTCAGCGCCGAGTATGTCGCGGCCGGTCTGGATGCGCCGGCGGTGCGGGCACGTTTGTTCGACAAGATTGTCACCAGCGGTAAGGGCTTTGAAATCGACAACAGTCTGCCGCTGGCGGATGACCCAGCGCCCAAGGTGCTGGCCAAACAACCTGACCCCAACTCGATTTGGGCTGCTCGCCAAGCGGCCCAAACTGGAACCGCGCAAAGCGCGAAAGGAGCACGAGCATGACCATCAAACAGGAACCGATGCACGCAGGTGAATTCCTGCTGTCCGAAGGCGCCGGCACCATTTCGCGTGAAGCGATCAATGTCGCGGCCGGTCCAGAGTTGTGGCCGGGACAAATCCTCGGGCTGGTGACCGCCTCCGGCGAATTCGCAGCCTACGAACCGACTGCTGAAGACGGCACAGAAAACGCTGTCGCCATTCTCTACGGCCCGCTCGGTGAATCCGATGTGGTGCGTCGCGGTCGCGCCGTGGTGCGGTTGGCCGAGGTCAGCGAAGCGCACCTGACCGGTCTGGATCTGGCTGCCGAGAAAGCACTCGCCACCCATTTCGTGATCGTCCGCTAAGTCGATCCTTTTTTTGTATGCATCCCGCCGCGAGCGGGATTTTTCGTTTCTGGAGAGTACCCATGGCCGATATCGCCATTTTTGACGACGAAGCGTTTACCGTTACCTCGCTGACCGCTGCACTCAATGATCAACCCTACCTGCCTGGCCGCATCAGCGCCCTGGGTCTGTTCCGCGAGGAAGGCATTACCACGCTGACCGTGCAGATTGAAAAGGACGGTGACACCCTGGCACTGGTGCCGGCCGGTGAGCGCGGTGGTTCTGGCCTGGTGGTTGCTGCGAGCAAGCGCAACTTGATCCCGTTCAATACCGTGCACCTGCCGGAGCGTTTCACCATCAAGGCGGATGAGATCCAAGGCATCCGCGCCTTCGGCACTCGCACTGAGTTGCAGGCGGTGCAGGACGTGGTCAATGCGCGCCTGGCTAAGGCGCGGCGTCAGTTGGACGCCACGCACGAATTCCAGCGTATGGGCGCACTGAATGGCCAGATCCTTGACGCCGATGGCAAGACTGTACTGCTGGATCTCTATGACCGCTTCGGTGTGCAGCGTCAAAAGATGTCCATGGGGCTGGCGGATCCAGAGACTGAACTGCGGGTTCAATGCGGCGAGGCTCTGGATATGCAGGAGGATGCATTGGGTAGCGTGACCAGTACTGGCTCGCGTGCCTTCTGCGGTAAGAACTTCTGGAACAAGTTCATCGTCCACCCCTCGGTAAAAGAAACCTACCTCAACAGTCAGCAAGCGGCAGCGCTGCGTGGCGACGCCCGGGAAAGCTTCGAGTTCGGCGGCATCATCTGGGAGCGCTACCGTGGGAAGGTGGCCGGCGTTTCCTTTGTCCATGACGACAAGGCGCTGCTGGTTCCCGAAGGCGTCCCCGACCTTTATATCTCAGTGTTCGCGCCTGCCGACTACATGGAAACGGTCAACACCCAGGGCATCCCGTACTACAGCATGATCGAGCCGTTGCCCTTCAACAAAGGCATGGCCGGTGAGGCCCAGTCCAACCCGCTGCACCTGTGCACGCGACCACGTGCGCAGGTTCTGCTGGAACTCTGACCGTGGGCTTTCGCGATCTGATCGCCGAGGTCGACGCAGTGGTGTTCGAAACGCTGGGCGATACGGCGCGGATCGAGGGTCGCGAAGAGCCAGTGTTCGGTATGTTCGCCGCACCCTGGCTGCAACCCAAGTTCGGCAAGCTCAACACCGGGTTGCGCGAGCCGCGCTTCGAGATCCGCGTCAGCGAATCGCAAGGTCTGGAACAGGGCATGCTGGTCAGCGTTGACTTGCCTGCCTTGGACGGCGGCGGTGACTACGACCTGATTCAGCTCGAACCAAGCGGCGACGGGCTCGTCGCCCTGATTCTGAGGTTGCGCCCATGAGTGTAGGCAGCTATTTCAAACCCTCGGCCGGGGGCGGGATGATCTCCATCCAGTCCTCGGCCGCAGACTTTCAGGCGTTCCAGGACTTTGCCAAGGTGGTGCCGAAAGCGGCTGCTGCGGCGCATCGGCGCGCGATCAACAAGACGTTGGGAAGATTGCGCACGCACATCGCCCGAGCCGTCAGCCGGTCAGAGCGCATTGCCGTAGCAGCGGTGCGTCAGCGGTTGCGCAGCTATCCAGTTTCCGGCGCGGCCGCGAGCGGCAAACTGTGGTTCGGGTTGAACAGCATCGAATCCAGCCGGATCGGCCGGGCGCGGCAGACCGGGAGCGGTGTGTCGGTGGCGGGGCGGCGTTACGAAGGTGCCTTTCTCAAGAAGGTCTACGGCAACAAGCCCGACATCTGGATTCGCACAGCCTCCAAGCATTTCAACGCGGACGACTACCCGGACAGCACGGTGTCCCCGGGTCGCGGGCCGAGTTCGGGTTGGGTCGCCGAAAACGGCAGTCGTTTCCCGCTGGCCAAGGCCAAGGTGTCGCTCGAGCAAGCCCGGCCGCATTTCGACAGCTGGGTCAAAAAGGCAGATGAGATCCTGTTGGCGATTCTCAAGCAGGAACTCAACTTTGAGCTGCAGAAATACCTTAAGAGGATCGGCAATGTCTGAAGAACCGTTCAGCCTGGACCAGCTTTATCGGGCGGTAGAACAGCATCTGCGTACCCACTTGCCTGGCGTACAGGCCGTCACAGCCTGGCCAGACATTAAGGATCGCGTGTCGCTGCCAGCGGTGTTTCTGGAGGTGGCCGAGATCGAGCCGGGTACCGATATCGGCACCGGCGAAACCTCGCTGGTCTGCAAGTTCGAGGCTCGGATCATTGTTGACCCGATCAAGGCGCACCATCATCAACAGGCCGTGCAATTGGCGACGCAGTTGGCGGTGTTGCTTCGTTCGCAGACGTGGGGGTTGGCAGTTGAACCCGCCGAGTTTGTGCAATCGCTGCAGGACTGGACCCAGCCGCACCTGGATGGATACACGGTGTGGCTGGTGGAGTGGACTCAGCAGGTTTATCTCGGCGTTGAGGAATGGCCGTGGCCGGACGAACCGCCGGGGTCGTTGGTGTTTGAAGTCGATCCGGGTGACGGGCAATTCAGGCCGGAGGATCTGCCGTGAGTTACGCAAGCGCCCAGCATGACCGCATGATCGCGAGTGCGGTAAAGGCTTGCTACGTGGTCGCGGTGGATCTGTCCGCTTCGCCGCCGGTATGTCGCGTGTCGGATGGCAGTGAATGGGTCAGCGCTTGGGTGCGGTGGCACAGCATCGCCGCCGGCAAGGCCAGGCACTGGCGGGCGCCGTCTTTGGGCGAGCAGGGCAGTTTGATCAGTCCCAGTGGTGACGTGTCACAAGGCACGTTTGTCCCGGGCTTGTATGGCAATGCCGGGCCGCCGCCAGATAATCGCGACCATGTCGAGGTCTGGCGTTTTGATGATGGCGGGTCGCTGATCTACGACTGGCAGGCCAAGAGCTACAGCATCACGCTCCCGAGCGGCACGGTCACCATCAAAGTCGCCAGCACGGAAGCGGTCGTGACCGATAGCGCGGTGAACGTGACCACCGGCAACATCAATTTGAAAGCGGCGGTGATGATCGACGGCGCGCTACACGTTACCAAGGGCATCACCAGCGCCGGCGCAATCATTGATGCCACCGGCAACAGCAATCACCACACGCATTAATTTCAACTCACCACAGCCCGCCCAGTGCGGGCTTTTTCATGCCTGGAGAACCACATGGCCAAGATCGATATGACCTCAACCGATGCGCAAACGTCCTCGGAACCGGCATTGTCATCCTCAACTTACTCATCGCCTGAGTCCTTGAAATTCCGCGACAAGCTCTACACGTCGCGACTGGTGATCGTGCCCGGTACCGACCGTTCCTATTCGGTGGAGAAGGCGACGGTCGTGGTGCCAGCCTCCGACATCGAGGCGGTCAAGTTCCTGAAAGCCAGCGAAGAATACGAGCCGTTCAAGGAGTGACATCGATGATCGGAATGGATCGCCAGACCGGCTTACCCATATCCGGCATCGAGCACCTGCGGCAATCCATTGCCGACATCTTGAGCACGCCGCTGGGCAGTCGCCGGCACCGCATGGAGTACGGCAGCAAGCTGCGGCGGTTTGTCGATTTGCCCGTTAACGAGGGCTGGAAAAGCGCCGTACAGGCTGAGGTCGCCCGCGCTTTGGGGCGCTGGGAGCCACGTTTGAAACTCGACCAGGTGCGTGTCCTCTCCGTCATTGGTGGGCAAATCAATCTGCAAATCGTCGGGAAGTACCTGGGCGACGGCGTCACGTTGGAGGTGGCTGCATGAGTACCGTTGATCTGTCGTCGCTGCCGGCGCCGACCGTGCTGGAGCCTCTGGACTTCGAAGAGGTTTATCAGGACGGTTTAGGCGTCTTTCGCGGGTACATGGGTGGCAACTGGACGGCCGCGCTGGAAAGCGATCCAGTGGTCAAAGTGCTTGAGGTCGGGGCCTACAACAAGGTCGGCAATCGCGCCCGGGTCAATGACGCCGGCAAGGCGCTATTGCTGGCGCACGCCATTCGCGGCGACCTTGATCACTTGGGGGCCAACGTCAATTTGCAGCGCCTGGTCATTCAGGCCGAGGATCTGCTGGCGGTGCCGCCGGTGCCCAAGGTCATGGAAGACGACGACCCGTTTCGCGAACGCATCCAGTTGGCCTATGAAGGACTGACTACGGCCGGCCCGCGCAACAGCTACATCCTGCATGCGCGTAACGCTTCTGGGCTGGTGGCAGACGCCACGGCCGAAAGCCCGGAGCCTTGCTACGTTACGGTAACGGTGCTGGGTCTGGACGGGGAGGGTGAAGCGCCGCCGGAGCTGCTGGCGACGGTGGCCGCTGCGCTGAATGACGATGACGTCCGGCCGGTCGGTGATCGGGTGACCGTACAGAGTGCGCAGGTGATCCGCTACGAGATTGACGCCATCCTGCACATGGCCGGCGCCGGCCCGGAAGCGGATGCCAGTTTGGCCGAAGCGAAAAGCCGGTTGGCAGCCTGGATCAATCCACGTAAGCGGCTGGGCGTCGAGGTCGCCCGCTCCGCTGTTGACGCTCAGTTGCACGTTGCCGGCGTTGCCCGGGTTGAGTTGGTCGGGTGGCAGGATCTGGCCCCGACCAAGGCGCAGGCGGCGTCCTGTACGCGCTACAACGTGAGGCTGGCGGGCTGATATGAAGAGTCTATTGCCGCTCAACAGCACGCAACTGGAACGGGCCATGGAGGCCGCGTTTTTCGAAAAGACGATTGTCCCACTGCGCGATCTCTACAACCCCGACACCTGTCCGGTGCATCTGCTGCCGCATCTGGCGTGGGCGTGGTCGGTCGATCGCTGGGACTACCGATGGTCTGAGGCGACCAAGCGCGCGGCCATCAAGGCCTCGTACTACATCCATAAGCACAAGGGCACGATCGGCGCGTTGCGCCGAGTGGTCGAGCCGCTGGGCTATCTGATCGAGATTGTCGAGTGGTTTCAGACGGTGCCTGAGGGTGTGCCCGGTACCTTCGCGCTGAAGGTGGGCGTTCTCGACACGGGTATCACCGAGGAGATGTATCAGGAGCTGGAGCGCCTGATTGACGATGCCAAACCCGTCACCCGGCAACTGACCGGGCTGGCGATCAGCCTGGAAACCCAAGGCAATTTAAACATCGCCGTGTCCCTTAACGAGGGCGACGAAATCGACGTTTACCCACCCGTCATGCGTGACATCGAAGTCACCGGCAGCTTCGGCGTGGTCGGCCGCGAACACACCATAGATACCCTGGACGTTTATTATGATTGATGCGAATTCGCAGTTTTTCGCGATCCTCACGAATGTGGGGATGGCCAAGCAGGCGAACGCCGACGCGCTCGGCATTCCCTGGCTGCTCACACAGATGGGCGTGGGGGATGCTAACCCGGGCGGGTTGGCTGATCCGCCTAACCCGATCCCCTCGGCAGGTCAGAGCAAGCTCCTCAACGAGTGGCGCCGTAAGCCGCTCAATCAACTGAAGATCGACCCGGTCAACCCGGCGGTGATTATCGCCGAGCAAATCATTCCGGCCGATGACGGCGGTAAGTGGATTCGCGAAATCGGTCTGTACGATGCGGACGGCGATCTGGTGGCGGTGGCCAACTGCGCGCCGAGCTTCAAGCCAAACTTGGCTCAAGGCTCGGGCCGCACGCAAATCGTGCGCATCAATTTCGTCGTTACCAATACCGGCAATATTCAGCTCAAGATTGACCCGGCGATTGTGCTGGCCTCGCGGGCCTACGTCGACGCGGCGATTCTGGAAGTGCTGCCGAAGAACAAACTCCCCGGCGAATACACGCGGGTCAAGGTCAATGATCGCGGTGTAGTGGTGTCCGGCGATAACCCGGACACGCTGGCCAAGATGGGTATCAAGGACAGTTACACGAAAGACGAGGTCGACGCGATGACGGCCCAGGCCACGGAAATCAAGCTCGGCACGGCCAAGATTGCCACGCAGGCGATGACGGATGCCGGCACCAATGACGCCGCGATCGTGACCCCGAAAAAACTGCGCTGGGGGTTTTCGTTCAATATTACGGGTGGCGGCGCCAACTACATTATTTTCCCAAGCTGGCTAGGGGGGCTGATGATTCAGTGGGGGTATACGGCTTCTGTTGGTTCGGGCGCAAACCTGTTGCATGCCTTCCCTACGGCGTTTGTAGGCGCTCTTCCGATCGTTATTGGTTCGTTTACCAATAACTCGATCGATGCGGTAAAGGGCGAGACTTACATTGCGCAGTTGAAGGCGATCACTCTGTCTAATGTGACGGTAAGAAATTTAGGCCCGTCGCCGGCTCAGTACAACTATCTCGCGATCGGGCGTTAGATCTTCTACTTAAAAAGGGCGGGATATATGAAGTACGCAACCTTTACTGATGCTGGCGAGCTTGTGGGGCGCCATGACGACGCTCATTCGGCCGTTCCAGAAGGCGCCGTAGCGCTAACGGACGCCCTCTGGTTTGCAACCATGAACGAGACTGATGGCGTTTGGCGGTTGGTCGACGGTGAGGTGATTAAGCTGCCTTTAGCTGAAGTGATGCCGGACTATGCGCAGTTAGTTGCCGTTGAGCGTTACAAGCGTGAGGCCACCGGTGTCACTGTTGAGGGCTTGTTGATCGAGACGACCCGCGACAGCCAGGGGCTGATTGCCAGTACCGGACTGTCTGCTGTCCTCGATCCCGAATACCGCTGCAACTTCAAAACGGTAGGCGGGTTTGTCGAAATTGGATCGGCGCAAATCATCACCATCGCCAAGGCTGTGCGAGCACACGTTCAAGCCTGCTTTGATCGCGAGCTCACGCTGTTGCGGGCGATTGAGGCTGGTGAGTATCACGACGACATGCTGTCGCAAGGCTGGCCGGATTCCCCGCCGCCAGATCCTGCCGAGCTGCGATAAACGCCCTGCACTGACGGGGCGTTTTCTTTTCCGTTACGCGTAACACCAACCCCCTATACAGCCTCGCTTATGCGGGGCTTTTTCGTTTCTGGAGACTGACCCTTATGAGTTTTTTCCACGGAGTCACGACCACGTCGGTCGACACTGGTGCGCGCACCATCTCGCTGCCGTCTTCGTCGATCATCGGTCTGTGTGCCACCTTCACCCCGGGCGTTCTCGGCGGCGGCACGGCGAAAGCCGGCGAACTGAAGTTGATCACTACCGAGCGCGAAGCCATTGCCGCCTTCGGCGCCGATTCGGCAATCACCAAGGCCTGTCAGGCGATCTACGTCAAAGCCAAGGCGGTGATCGTCGCCATCGGCGTGGCCAAGCTGGAAGACCCAGCGCTGCAAACCTCGGCGATCATCGGCGGCGTGCTGGAGTCGGGACAGCGTACTGGCTTACAGGCGCTGCTCGACGGCAAGAGCCTGTTCAACGCCCAGCCGCGATTGCTGATCGCCCCGGGCCACACCGCGACTCAGGCGGTGGCCACGGCGCTCGACAGCGTGGCGCAGAAGCTGCGCGCTATCGGCATCATCGACGGCCCGGGTACGACCGACGAGGCCGCTATTGCCTACGCCGAGAACTTCGGCAGTCGCAACCTGTTCATGGTCGACCCGGGCGTCAAGTATTGGGACACCATCACCAGCAAGACCGTCGACGCGCCCGGTTCGGCTTGGGCGGCGGGGCTGTTTGCCTGGACGGATGCTGAATACGGCTTCTGGGCTTCGCCATCGAACAAGGAGTTGACCGGCATCACCGGTACCGGTCGCGCGGTCGAGTACCTGGACGGCGACGAGACCTGCCGGGCCAACCTGCTCAACAACGCCAATATCACCACGATCATTCGCGACGACGGTTACCGCCTGTGGGGTAACCGCACGCTGTCGAGCGATCCGAAGTGGGCGTTCGTTACTCGCGTTCGCACGCTGTTCATCCTCATGGACGCGGTGCAGGCCGGGCACAAGTGGGCGGTTGACCGATCGATCACCAAGACCTACGTGACCGATGTCACCAACGGTCTGGATGCATTCATGCGCGACCTGAAAGCCCAGGGCGCAATCATCAACTTTGAAGTGTTCCCCGACACCGAACTGAACACGGCCAGCCAGATCGCCCAGGGCAAGGTGTATTGGCGCATCCGTTTCACCGACGTGCCGCCGGCAGAGAACCCGAATTTCCTTTTCGAAGTCACCGACCAATGGATGACCGAAGTGCTTGAAGCAGCCTAAGGGGGCGTAACCAATGATTCCTCAGACTTTGTACAACACCAACCTATTCGTCGACGGCGTGAACTTCTCCGGCGACGTGCCCAGCCTGACCCTGCCCAAGCTGACCACCAAGACCGACGAATATCGTGGCGGCGGCATGGCCGGCCCCATCGAGATGGATCAGGGGCTTGAGAAAATGGAAGCCTCGTTCGTCACCAAGGGCGTGCGCCGCGAGTCGCTGAAGTACTTCGGCCTGGCCGACGGCACAGCGTTCAACGCCACGTTCCGAGGTGCCTTCAAAGGCCAAAAGGGGGCGGTGACAGCGGTTGTTGCCACTCTGCGCGGTCGCCTCAAAGAGGTCGATCTCGGTGACTGGAAAGCCGGTGATGCTGCCGAGATCAAGCACGCCGTTGCGGTCACTTACTACAAGCTCGAAATCGACGGGCGCCTGATGTACGAGATCGACATGGTCGCCGGTATTCAGGTGATCGACGGTAAAGACCAACTGCTCGAAGTGCGCCAGGCGCTCGGCCTGTAAGGAATAGATCCAGATGACTCAAGCAATCGCTAAAAACCTGCCGGCCTGGCTGTCGCTCAGTGCAGCCGGTGCCGTCGTAACGCTGACCCGCCCAAGCCAAGCCAATAGCATTGACGTCGAGACGTTGAACCTGCGTAACCCGACGGTGCGTGAAGTGCGCGCGGCTGATCGTGCTGCCAACGGTGATGATGAACAGCGCGAACTGATGCTGTTCGCAGGTCTGGCCGAAGTCGGACTGAAGGATCTGGAAGGCCTCAAGCTGACGGATTATCGGCGCGTGCAAACGGCGTATTCGCACTTGGTACCGAAAACCGATTACTCGGCCTTGATGCCGGCGTGGTTGTCGCTGACCACCGATCAGGTGCTGGTAACGCTGTCGTGCCCGAGTGAAATCAACGGGGTGACCGTCGACAAGCTTGCCTTGCGTTCGCCGACCGTGGGCGACGTGCGGGCGGCCAACCGTGAAGTGGGTGGCGACGATGAGCAGCGCGAGCTGGTGTTGTTTGCTGCATTGTCCGGTGCGCGTGTGGCGGATCTGGAGGGGCTGAAGCTGGTGGATTTTAACCGCTTGCAGGCCGGCTATTTTCGCATGGACAACGACGACGGGCTTTAACCCCAGCGTGATCAAGTCGGCAGCGAAACGTCTGGCGGCGGAAACCGGATTTTCCGCCGCTGAGATCCAGTCGATGCCGTTCGCGGATATGGTGTGGTGGCTCACGGATTGAGCCGCCATCGGTAGTGCTGGGCACATGAGGGCCATGACATGGCAAACAAACTCGCCCTCGGGCTGGTGATCGGCGGTGCCGTCAGTTCCACGGTCGGCGCCGCGTTCAAGGATGTGACCGGGCGCATCAAGCGCCTTGAGGCAGAAGGCAACAAAGCGCGCGTGCTGCAGCGCACGATTGGCGACACCATCCGCCTGCGTGAAGAATGGAAAAAGGCTCACGACACCGGGGCTGCCGGTGCGTCCAAATTACTCAGCCGTTTGAACTCGAACCTCGACAGCTTGAAAAAGCAGGGGGTCGAGGTCGGCCGGCTGGAAAAAGCCTATCGCTCGATGGGGCAGACGGCCAACAAGGCCGAGCTGAAAGCCAAGGGTCATCAGCAGATTGATTCTGGCGTAAAGGGCATGAAGGGCGCTGTCGGTGCGGCGGTGGTCGGTGTTGGTGCCATGGCGGTGCCGGCCAAGGTCAGCGCTGATTTTGGCGCGATTGTCCGTGACATCGCGATCAAGGCCGGCATTGCCAACAAGCCGCAAGAGCAGGAGATGTCGCGCAAGATCATCGACACGTCACGCGATACCGGCATGGCGCGCAACGATGTGGCCGACGTGGTCAATCAGTTGGTCGGCGCCGGTATGGATCTGAGCAAGGCGCTGGAGTACGCGCCTGTCGCGGCCAAGTTTGTCGTGGGGCAGGGATCCAGCGGTGTCGACACGGCGAAGATGATCAACGCCCTGGGGCAGAACGCCAAGATCACCGACCCCAAGCAGATGCAGCAGGCGCTGGAAGCGATCGCCTACCAAGGTCAGGCGGGCAGCTTTGAAGCGGCCGACATGGCCAAGTGGTTCCCGGAACTGCTGGCCAACATGGCCAGCAACGGAATCACCGGCTTGGATGCGGTGACCCAACTGGGTGCCATGCTGCAGGTCCAGATGAAACAGGCCGGCAGTTCGGACGAAGCGGCCAACAACCTGAAAAACTGGATGGGCAAAATCGGTTCGACTGATACGGTCAAGGCTTACGAAAAAGCCGGGATTGATTACAAGGGATCGATGCAGACCGGTTTGCAAAACGGCATGTCGACGCTCGAAACCAGTATGGCGCTGGCTCAGAAATACATTCAGGCGACCGATCCAAAGCGCGCGGCGGCCATGGCCGAAGCGACGTCGAAAATCAGCAAGGAAGCCAATCCAGAAAAGGCGAAGGCCATGATGGCCTCGCTGGAAGAATCCTTGCGCACCGGCGACCTGTTCGCCGACATGCAGGTCAAGGCCGCATTGTCGGCCTACATGCAGAACAAGGCGCTGTACAGCCAGCTCAAAAACGATTCGCGTGACGCGACGGGGATCCTCGACAAGAACCTCGCCGAGCGGCGTGAGTCGTCATCGCAGAAGTGGGCGGAAATGGCACAGTCGATGGATGACGCCATGCGCAGCATCGGCGATGCGCTGCGCCCGGTGACGGACACCGTGGCCGAGTCTTTGACCAAGGTTACTAAAGGCATTACGTCGCTGACTGATAGCGCGCCCGGGGTGGTTGCCGGTATCGCCACGGTCGGGGCGGGGCTGATCGCCTTAAAGGGTATCTTCAGCACGATCAAGATCGGCAAGGGGCTGCTAAACCTTGCGCGTGGGGCGCGCGGTGGCAGGAATGGGAGCGAAGCCCCAAATAAAAAACCCGGGGAACTTGATCTGGTAGCGACTGGCCTGGATGTTGTTTCACGGGTGAAAGACGCGGCAACAGGCGGTGGCCTTGGTACTGAAAGTGGTGCAGGTAACGATGGCGTCAAGAAGGTTTTCGTCGTCAATGCCGGCGCTATGGGGGGCGGTGTGGATGCGTCGGGCGAATCGCGCCGACGTGGGCGTGGGTCAAGGCGCAGCGCTCGGCGCCGATCGTTGCCGAGTTCGAGAGGTCCGCGCCCATCTGTGCCTCGTCCACCTGTTCCGGTTTCGCGGCCACCTGTTTCGATCCCATCGCCATCAGTCCCTTCCGCTCCTGGCGGGGCATTGTCCAAGCTCGGCGTCGTCGCAGGAACCGTCGGTAAGGTCGGCAAGGCGGCCAAGGTCATTCCTGGCGGCACGCTGCTGGAGTCCGGCGCGATGGCGCTTGAAACCTTTCAAAACGCCAAGACCAAGGACGAAAAAGCCGAAGGTTACGGTTCGGCCGCTGGCAACCTGGCCGGCACCATGGCTGGTGCAGCAGCAGGCGCCGCCATCGGTTCGGTTGTGCCGATCATCGGCACCGCGATCGGCGGCATGATCGGTGCTTACCTGGGCAGTCAGGGCGGTGCGGCGCTGGGCGGGTCGTTGGGTAAGTCGCTGTTCGGCGGTGAGGATGAAAAGCCCGAGCAAACGGCAAAGGCGCCGGTGCCGACCACGCCGCTCATGATGGCGTCAGCGGCGCAGCAAGGCCCGGTGCTGGGGGATGTCGCGCGCTCGATGGCGGTGACGGCGCCGCTCAAGTCGGCGGCGATGGCCATCCAGCCCAAGGAGGCGGCGAAGCCAGAGCCGGCCAAGGTGGATCAGCAGTTTCAGTATTCACTGAGCATGCCGGTCACGGTGCAAGGTGATGTCAAAGATCCGCAAACCTTGGCGCAGGATCTGATGCCGCACATGCAGCGAATGATGGCGGACGCGGCGAGGAGTAACGCCGCCAAGCTGTACGACGAACCCCATGTCTAAGGAGGTTTCATGGCTTACATGGAGCAGATGCAATCAAGTCTGAAGTATCTGGTGGATGCAGCGGAAACCGGGCGGCGTAGCGCGGATGGCATGCTGTCCCCGGTCAATGGCGCGATCCGCGAACTGACCGGCGCCGCGTCCGAGCTGGAAAACATCCCGTTCGTTGGTCCAGCCATCGGCGCCAAGCTTCAGCGGGTGATGCGCGGCGTCGACGCGGCTCAGGCCAAAGTCGGTCAGGTGGTGGCGGTGTACGGCCGCGCCACCCGGGCGGCGGCCGAAGTGCAGGAGAGACTGGGCACATTGAAGGAACAGGCGGGCAAGGCGGCCACGGCGATCAACAACGTCGCCGGCAAGGTCAGTCCGTCGCTGGCCAACATCGTGCCCACCAGTTCCTTTGCCGTGGAGGCCACGCCGGCGCCGGAGGCGGTGAAGCCGTTCCCGCATCTGATGATCATTCAGCCGCGCGATCCGAAAATTGAGCCGTATTACTTCAACCTGGACACGGCAGCCTTTGATGAGCTGAGCCGTTCGACCGAATTCCGCTGGGCTTCGCAGGAGCGGCTGACGCGCCGCCCGGCGAAGCAGGCCATCGGTATGGGCGATGAAAAGTTGACGCTCAAGGGCACGATCTATCCGGGCTTCAAAGGTGGTTTAAAGCAGCTCGACACGCTGCGTTCCATCGGGGCCAGGCTGCAACCGCTCACCCTGACCACGGGTTATGGCGAGGTGATCGGGACGTGGTGCCTGAAAAACATCAACGAAGAACAGTCCGCGCTGCTGCACGGCGGGATTGCTCGCAAACAGGGGTTCACTCTGGAGTTTGAGCGCTATGGCGACGACATGCAGGACGTCTGACGGCGACATGCTCGATGTCATTTGCAGCAACGTTTACGGCCATCTGAATGGCAGCGTCGAGGCCGTGCTCGATGCCAATCAGGGGTTGGCTGATGAACCTCAGCCGTTCCGGTCTGGCGTGATTATCGTCCTGCCAGATCTGCCGAGTCCGACCAGTGAGAGCGTCAGCTTGTGGGATTGATTTTGGCCGATGCCCAGTGACGCGTTGTTTTTCTAACCCGCCCTGTGCGGGTTTTTTATTGGAAAAAATCCATGACTCCGATGTTTCGAATCGTCGCCGATGGGGCCGATGTCACGGCCAAGATCAATGATCGGCTGTTGTTGCTGCGTACCTCTGACAAGCCGGGCATGGAGTCCGACGAGTTTGAGTTGCGTATCGACGACCGTGATGGGCAAGTGCAATTGCCGCGGCGTGGCAGCTCAATCGAGATTTACCTGGGGTATGCCGAAACGACGTTGGCGCGCATGGGGAGTTACACCGTCGACACGGTCGAAGTGTCAGGTCCACCCGATACCATCGTGATCAAGGGCAAGGCCAGCGACATGCGTGGCAGTGGCAAAACCATCCGTAGCGGAAGCTGGGAAGGCGTGCCGTTGTCGAAGATCGTGGCTGACGTGGCCGCGCGCAATGGCTGGACGCCGGTGTGTCCGGTGTCGACCAAGGTCGCCCGGGTCGACCAGCTCAACGAGTCCGATTTTAATTTCATCACCCGTCTGGCCAAGCAATACGACTGCACGGCCAAGGTCGCCGACGGCAAGCTGTTGGTGATGCCGCGCCAAGGTGGCCAGACAGCCAGCGGGAAGACGTTCGGCGCTATCACGCTGACTCGACGCGACCTCAGCCGTTGGCAATTCAGTCTCGGCGATCGCAACTCGCACAAGGCGGTGGCCACCAAGCATCAGGACAAAAAGAACGGCAAACTCGCGGTGGTCACCATCGACAACGATGACGCACCTGACGGCCTGCCGGCAGTGCATACCGACCGCCATATCTACCCGAACAAAACGGCTGCAGAAGCGGCGGCCAAGGCCCGTCTTTCAGCGTTCAACCGCTCGACCGCTGATGTGCGGCTTGAGATGCCCGGCCGGACGGACATCTTCGCCGAGCGCCCCATCATCGCTCAGGGTTTCAAGGTCGGGCTTGATGGTGAATACCTGGCGGATTCGGTCGAGCAGGTGTTCACCCAGTCCGGCTGGTCGACCACGGTCGAATGCAACGCCGGCAATGCCGGTAAATCCAAGGGCAAGAAAAAGAAAGGGCCGAAACCACCCCTCAAGGTGGTGAACATCGAGAAACAGTAACCGCATCCCATCGCCGCCTGAGTGCGGTTTTTTTATGTCTGGAGTTTGTATGTCCATCACTGAACAACAGCTGCAAAGCATCATGCCCAACGCCCGCCGCCAAGCGGGCGTTTTTGTATCCGCCCTCAACGCAGCCATGGCTCATCGACAGATCAACACGCCGAAACGCCAAGCCGCGTTCCTAGCGCAAGTCGGTCACGAATCGGGTCAACTGCAGTACGTCCGGGAACTGGGCGGCGATCAGTACCTGAGCAAATACGACACCGGCAACCTGGCTGCGAAACTGGGCAACACGCCGGCAGCGGATGGTGATGGCCAGCGCTATCGCGGTCGCGGCCTGATCCAAGTCACCGGCCACGACAATTACCTGCGCTGCAGCTTGGCGCTGTTCGGTGACGAGCGATTGCTGCGCACCCCTGAGCTACTGGAGCTGCCGCAGTGGGCCGCCGAGTCGGCCGCATGGTTCTGGTCCGTGAATGGACTGAACGCGCTGGCCGATCAAAATGAATTCAACACGATCACCCGCAGGATCAACGGCGGCCTCAATGGCCTGCAGGATCGGCTGGAGTTGTGGGGGCGGGCGAGGGCAGTGCTATGCGTCTCGGCGAACTGATCCCGGTGCCGTATCGGTTGCTGGCGAAAGGAGTGCTGCTGGTCGTCTTGGTCGGTGGTTCTGCGTCCATTACCTGGCAAGTACAGGATTGGCGCTACGGCAAACAGCTCGCAGAGCAGACCCGACTCCACACCGAAACCCTCAACCAACTGAATCTGGCCTCGGCCGCACAGCAGCGTGCCGAACAGGACAAACGCCTCGCGCTCGAGCAACGCCTGGCTACCAGCGAACAGACCCATTATCGAGCCTTGAGCGATGTCCAACGTGATCAAGGTCGCCTGCGCGACCGCCTTGCCACTGCTGATCTGCGCCTGTCAGTCTTACTCGACGCCACCACCGGTGCCGGCAACGGACCGTTGTCAGCCGCCACCGCCACCGGCGGCGTGGTTCATGGCCCCACAAGAGCCGAACTTGACCCAGCGCATGCTCAACGAATTATCGGCGTCACCGATGACGGCGACCGGGGGCTGATCGCATTGGCTGCGTGCCAAGGTTATGTCAAAGCGATCACTTTCCAATAAAAAAAGCCGGGTTTCCCGGCTTCTTCTATCAGGCAAGCAACAGTGGCAGTACGTCTTGAAGCAGACGAACCACCTCAATTGCCAAGATCAACATCAAATGGCTAATGGACATTTTTGCATCCTCTTCGTGATGCTCAGTCACCAAGCCCTTAGTCGCAAGCGACCAAGGGCCATGGCTCACCATCCATGATCTATGCTACTTTTGATTCGCGAGAATCTGTGAAGCCAGCATCATTTCGGTGCCGGATCGGCCTAAGCGTTAACGATCCGTGGTTTTGCAGCGAGGCTGGAGGGTTGCCGCCCTTCAGCTTTTTTTTGCTTTTTTTTCTTACTTTCGTTTTTTCCTTTCATCAAACCGACAGGGGCCGTCGCCGGAATCTCAAATGAGACGTGGCGTTTGGTTCTGTGTGGCTGATGGGAGTGATCTTAGAGCGGGCTTTAAAACTCGTCAATCGCGACCACGGACCTATGGTGGAAAAACTGAGACACTAAAAAAAACGTTTTTTTATATGTTTTTGTTTCTCTATGAAATGCCTGGAGGCCTTGATTTGTAAGGGTTTCGAAGGTTTTCATTGTTGTTTTTTTTGCTGTTTTAGAACAGCTTGTTAAAACCCTAATTTAATATTGTAGAACCGCCTTTAATCTCTGTTTGTGTTTGTGCTTACACTACTGAGTTTGATATCTAAAAGGTGGGATGGCCGGTTGTCGGATTTATTGTTGGGGTATTTGTGTTGATCTGGTGTTTTAAATAACGCGGAATGTTTGTCTATACAGCTTAGTTTGTTTCTTATGTAGATGTTGAAATCTCGTGATCCGCTGCAGACCACGTCATCCGTGGCTTGTAGCGTAATTGGCTTTCGCTAGATATACCCCTAAGACATTCTCAATCATCCAGAAAATTAAAAAGCTTGCACAAATGCATTTTTTAGACCAAAATCGCCTCAAAGACCTACCTTTGGTCATTTTCTATACCATACGCAATCCCACGTTCTTGGGACCCCTAGCGCTAGCTTTGTCCAAAGCGTTTATTTTCTAATACACTCCTCGTATCCAGATTCTTCAAGTCCCTTCTCTTCGAAAAAAAAATATTTTTTTTGAAAAAAAACCGCTCTGAATCGATTTTTTGCTTCGTCTCCGCGTCCTCCAGCGTTGGACGATGAGCTCTGCTGGCCTGAATGGGGGGCGAATTGCTCGTCTGAAGGGTATGCATCGTTTGCCGGACAGTCTCCAGGTTGCGGGTGCAGAGCGCGAGGTGGAAGAGGGAGCTCTTATCTGATGTGATAATGCTTACGCTTAGGTACACCCGTCGGTCTGATATTCCCTGCAAAAATTGACCGGAAGGCTTTCAAAAAGTTAACTGTGCATTTGTACAGTGTTGGAAGTCGTGAGTCATGAGTTACTCAATTCTAGGTCCGATCAGTGAGGGCGGTTCGAAGGTGCCGCTATGTCTCTTCCGAGTCCCGGCCGGCTTTCCCTCGCCGGCTGCGGATCACATTGAAGGGCAGATATCGCTAGATGAGGTGCTGAACATTCGTGCGCCACACGTCTACCTGGTGTCACTCGCCGGTGAAAGCATGCAGGGCGCGGGGATCTATGAGGGAGACTTGGCCATTGTCGATCGATCAATTGAGCCCGCCCACGGCCACATCGTCATTGCGCTGTTGAACAATGAGCCCGTATGCAAGCGCCTATGCCTTCGCGGTAGGGAGGTCATCCTGATGTCGGAAAACCCCAAGTACCCGCCACGGTACGTCCTTGAGGGTGACGAGCTGTCGATTTGGGGGGTGATCACCAGCAGCGTGCGCAGCCATGTCTAACGTGCCGCCGGTATTCGGCCTGATCGATTGCAACAGCTTCTATGCCAGTTGCGAGCGGGTGTTTCGCCCTGACCTCGCCAAGGTGCCTATCGTGGTGCTGTCGAACAACGACGGCTGCGTCATTGCCCGCAGCTACGACGCAAAGCCCTACGTGAAAATGGGCGAGCCGTACTTCCAGATCAAGCACAAGCTCAAGCAGCATGGCATCGTCTCGTTTTCCTCGAACTATGCGCTTTACGGTGACATGAGTGAGCGTGTCATGACACTGATCGAGTCGATGCTACCCGCCGTTGAGGTCTACAGCATCGACGAAGCCTTCGTCGACCTCACCGGCATTAATGACCTGGACGCCCTCGGTCGCAAGATCCGCAGCCAAGTGCTGCGCTGCACGGGCATCCCGGTCGGAGTTGGAATCGCGCATACCAAGACCCTAGCCAAGCTGGCCAACCACACCGCCAAACGCTTGCAGGCGCAAACCGGTGGCGTTGTGAACATCTGCGACCCAATCAAGCGCGACTGGGTGCTGCGTAATACGGACGTAGCGGAGGTGTGGGGAGTAGGCCGGCGCATGAAAATGCACTTGGATGGCATGGGGATCAAGACCGCAATGGATTTGGCCAAGGCCGACCCGTGGACGTTGAGAAAAAACTTCAGCGTGGTGATCGAGAAAACTGCCCGGGAATTGGCTGGCACGCCGTGCCTGGAGCTGGATGAGCCGGATCCGCCAAAGCAGGAGATCTGCTGCAGCCGGATGTTCGGTAAAAGGCTGAAGGAGCTGACTCCAATCAAGGAAGCGGTGGCGACTTACATGATGCGGGCATCGGAAAAGCTCCGGGCACAAAATTCGCTGTGCAAGAAGATTCGGGTCAGCATCCGCACCGGAATGTTCAACCCCGATGAGGCTAAATATGCGAATGGTGTCGTGGTGGATCTGCCTTACCCAACTGATGACGTTCGGCTTTTGACCACTGCAGCCGTCAATGCACTAGATCGTGTATTTCGTCTTGGTTTCAGTTACAGCAAAGCGGAAGTCATCCTACTGAATCTATGCCAGCCAGGTGAATACACAGACGATCTGTTCGCCACTTCTCAGCCTACTGAGGCGACAAGAGTGATGGCGGTGCTGGATGAAATCAATGGCCGGTGGGGGAGGGGGACGCTCCGGGCTGCGAGTGTGCCGAGCAATCCAGATTGGGGCATGCGACGGGAAATGATGAGCCAAAGCTATACCACGCGCTTGGACCAGTTGTGGACAGTTAACTGTCGATAATGAGCGTGCGCTTTGGGCTGCGGTCGAATGAATACGTGACTAAGTGTTTGCCGTGGCCGCCTATGTGTTGAACGTTCGAATTTCTCCTTCTCCGCCACATTCTGTAAACGCAAGCCACTGATTTTACTAGAGAAAGTCGGGGGGGGGGGTGTGGTTTTTGTCGTCTGAAAAAAGGCCATATGGGACTGAGATGAAACTGGGACGCTAATTTGGTGCGAAAAATAGTGCCCAGCGAATGAATCGTTGGTGAGGATGCGGCGGCTTTTGAACTATTCTCTCCAGACCCCCGCTCCAGGACGACTCCATGCCAAACAAATCAGACTCCAATGTCGCTACGGCAGATGCTCTGACGTTGCTTCTGCACAATCAGCATGCGCTGGCTGCGGCAATTGAAGAGATCACGAAATGGCTTTCAGATAACGGCGTAGTAGATGTTGCGGATAACGCGGTCGTGGCGATGGAAACCCTGAACAGAAATGCTGAAGCCATTACTGAGGCTATTATGAGAGTACGGCATTTTTAGAGGTGTCGTCGCGGCTAGTAGCATTCGACCATATGCTCGGTCGTGTTCGGTCAACGCTAAAATTTTCTGTAGCATTTAGGCGTCCCCTCTTGAAATCGTGATAAAGGTGGGGCAAGCCTTAAGAATATATGTTGGCGGTGAGAAATTAGTTGCTAATTAGGCGCTGCGCAATGTCGAGATAGCACAATTGCGCAGCGCTCTATCAGAAGTTGAGAAGCGACCTCGCACTACCCCATTTTCGCCATTCGCAACCAAAGCTCATCCTTGCTCAACGAGAGTTGATCTTTTATCGTTTTCATCCTCGGTGAGTATTCGCGTTTTGGATTGTATATAAAGCCAGACCCATCTTTACTTTTTTGTACGTATCCTTCGTTTACCAAAATTGCCAAGATTTCATCTATTACTTTGCGATCATAAGGTTGACCAAAACCACCCTTATAGAGTGAAGAGGCTTTTCGACCACCCCCTCGCTGGAAGAATATTTTTTGGATTACTGAAAGGAAAAGCTTTTGCGCAGGGGGTAAATTGCTGGCTTTAATTCGTGCAGAGTTAGACACATTTTCCGTATGCTCAATAGTGCAATTCTGCACCCAGTCAGGACGCTCCTCGGCGGATGATAATCCCGTAGCCATATAAATGTCGGAATCACTCAAGATTAGATTGGAGCTGTCTTCTATTAGGCAGGCGTCAAACTCTACCTTGCCAAACATGCATTTTTTGAAGTGTAAATTAGACATTTTGACAGTGCCAAAGGATATTACAGCTATTTCGGAGTACCAAATCTGCACACCGCGAAAATCCAAGGCGTCCCCGTCAAGCAGTGATATTGCCGCAACAAGTTCTCCGCTTACTTGACGGTTCTGAGGTGTTGATTGTCGATGAAGTAGTGAAATCGCATTCGAAGTAAGATCTAATTTTTCGATCCACTGAGACAAAAGTACCATGCCGATTTCTTCCAGTGGCTGCTTCCAGTTCTCCGAAAGGATATCGTCCGATTTATTCGCGAGGTCATCTGACAAGCATTCTGCGAAAAGTAGTTGGACGATATATGGATCGACAAATTGACGGTCAGGAGACTCGGGTTCGATACGTCCTAACGTGCAGAGCCGGCTGAGCATCAGCTGGCCAGACTCATCAGGGATCTCACCGGTGGCATTTGTATAAGCAAGGTTTACATCTGCGGGCGTCAATCGGCCGAGTGGACGATCACTAAGCCTAGTGATTTTTGCCAAATTGATCAGTACTAAGCGAACATATTCTGCATCAATAGAGTTGTGGAAGCTTGCTTCTCGTATACATACAGTTGACAGAAATTGGCCCCAGAAGTCGATTTCTCCTGATGAACCGCCGAGTATTTTTTCTGCTTCTGATGACTGAATAGCTGCAAGAACCCAAAACATTAATGGTTTGCGGGGTAGCCATGTTGGGACACTAGTGTTCACGCCTATGTTGATCAAATAATCCTGAGCTTCAGAAATACTAAATTCTTCTGCGCATTTTAATATTAGTGGAAGTTCGCGCCCTTTAGTCATTCCCAAACTGTCGAGCATCTCCTTGTTGCTATTGAAGTAATGGGGGCGGCCAGTAACAAGAACGCCAGCCTTGCTCGACTCTATAAGCTCTCTTATGCCCTGTAATGCATCTCGACGTATTGATGCTCGCCTGGTTTGCGTGCTGCCAAAGGTTTGAGATCCGACTTCGTCAAATCCATCAAGCAGAAGTAAAATATGACCGGTTGATAATAATTGCATTGCTCGATCAATAAACCCGGAAAGGCCTAGACGCTGCAAGTGCCCAGCGATGATCTCAGAAGCTGAAGCGGCACCCCAATGCTCGCGAAGATTAATTGCAAATACAACAGATGCTGCGCCTATACATTGCTCGGAAAGTAACTGAAAGGCTTCTTTGACGCATCTACTTTTACCGGTTCCATAATCGCCCAGTAATACAATGTGTTCACCTCTTTTTAATCGCTCACTGACAGCATGGACGTCGAGTATCTTCCTTTCGGTTTCATCTACATAGTTGACCGGGATGTAATCATTCTTATCTGGATCTCCAGTGCTTGGATCAATCGCGCTTCCAAAAGCTCTGTTATTCCTCAGGTTTACATAGCTAGGGTAGTCAAATGCAAGTACAGAAAAGGTTTTCAAAGAAACTACGTTGATTTTGTGGGACTTGCCCACATCAATCATTCCTTGGGTTGGTTCATCCCGCATGACGATATAGGATTTCGCAAGTACTCCTTGAGCCAAAAGAGAAAACTTGACCGGGGCGATTTTTGCAACGTCGGTGCGAACTTTATCTAGAGAGCAGTTTTCCGTTATTTCGATTATTACGAACTCTTCTTCAGAGAGCCTAATCACGGCATCGAAATTGACACCGTCGATCCTGTCAGCTAATGCCGGTTTCCGCCATACCACGGCAGCAATATCGCGCACATGCTCTTCTAATTTTTTCCATGAGTGCATAAAAATCCCTTCTTCTGGTCATCGCGGTAGGTGATATGGCTATTTGCAATTACTTTCAGATTGACTGCATTGATAGCAGAGATGGGCTTGGAAATGAACAGGTTTTGTGCGTAGACCTACATTGAATTCCAGCCTATGTTCAATCGGCCCCCACACCTTGCCCAAGCGTGAGGGCCATTTTTTCGCGCCGTGGAAATCAGATCCATCCGGCCTGGTCTACCATTGCCATCACTTTATGGTCGATGCATTCGGCCCACTTCTTCGAACAGGGAGCACCGTTCATGTCCTACGTCTATGAGGGATTGGCCACCGTGGTCGTGATCGACCGCTACGAGGGCAGTCCACCCGCCGAATTAACGATGCTCGAATGCCCGGTGCGCTTGAGCAAGATCGGCCCCAATTGCACCCGTGTCGAACTAGCGAGTTTTCTGGAAGGTCCCGAGAACGCCAACATGCTGCGGGTGATTCTGCCAGATGGGCTGGTGGTCCAGGGGCTGATCGTTGGCGCCTGCAACCAACAGCTGGGCGGCTGGCTGCTGCTCGATGTCGAATCCGGCGAGCTGGGGTTTGCCCCGCCGGCGAACGGCGCCGAATCGAGCGAGGGGCAGCATGGATAAGGCACTGTCTGCATTGAACCTGCCGAATGCGGTGGAGGTTCAAACCCTGAAACTTTTGCACCAAATTGCCTTGGCGCACACGGCGGACGACCTTTTTCGCGCCAGTGATCGTGCCGAAGGTCTTGTACTGGGGCTGGAGACGGTCAAGGTGCTGAGCGCGGCGAGTATCGAAGGTTTGTATAAGACCTTCGAGGCAACGGCCACGGCGCAGCGTCAGGAGCACGAACAGTGATCGGCGAAGGCATTCACGAAGCAGTGTTGCGCACTATCGTGGAGCTGCGCGTCATGGTCGAGTGTCTGTAGAGGCGGATTGTTTTAGGGCAAATTTAGGGCAGATCGTGGGCCGGAATAGGCCGCGACATGCCATCAGTTAACGGGTTTCACTCCTGATTTACTGGCCTGAAGCGGTTTGTGCGGACTTAGGCAGGGGTTCGAATCCCTATCCTGATGTGACAGTATTATCGATGGTGGCAACGACTCATCGCGGACGACTGCCGAACAGACGCGGCTACAATACCTTCCAGATAGTAAAATTTATTTAAAATCTAAGAGCTCGGTGGGAGCTTCAAATGAACTGCTAAATGTGAAGTTTTGTAATTCCGTAGCAAGAATGGAGGCTGACTGTTGAACAGTTGTCGGGTCAATGTACCATGGGGAATTAACTTCTGTGGGATTGCTAAAATTAAATAACAAATAACCGGTTGGAATTTCTTCGAAACCATCCTCGTAATTCTGCGTGAAAGTCTCCGGGTAGGAGTAATCTTCATCAATAAATAATATATTGTTAAGGGCGCGAGCTGCGAGGTATGCTTTTCGTAGGTATTGTAGAGCATATATTCTTGCGGAGTAACGAGAGATCGTATTTAGCTGGTCTAAACCCTCTTCGAAGATAATGGTGTCCTCGGAGTCGAGCTTCTTTAGTGTGTTGCTGTATGTCTGAGAGATATTATAGGTTTCATCGTAAAGCTGTATGAAGTTTGAAATTCCTTTAAGTGTGTTAAAATCGATTTTTGATTCAAAGCCAAGCTTTAATATTTCACCAGGGTTTAGCGAGTTGGTTAAGCTGTCGTAACCTGAAATGGCTTTTGAGCAAGGTGGAATCTCGCTTGTTAGGGCAATGTTTTTAATTGCAAGCTTAAGTTTGTCTGTATTTAGGCCGTGCAGGTAAGGGTATTTGGTGGTAAGTCCTTCTAAGACACCCCACTTAAGTGTGAGCAGGGTACTCTCTAATATGTAATTCTTTATTTCAGTCCAGCCAATGATGTGAAACCATGGAAGACGATCAGCGGGCTCAACCGGAAAGCGTTTGTCTTCGTTTATTTTCACTTCTGTTTCACTATTTTTTTCATCTACCCAGTCTTGAAGTGAGGATTTGACTCGGTCATTCGAGATTAGGAAAAAATAATGAGATACTATTCCTTTGTACTCAAGAAGTTTTTTAAGTTCTTTTTGTAAGTCGCTGGGGAATAAGTCGTCTACAAGCTTGCATTGGGCTACGGCTAAGCTTGACTTGCATTTAATGTCAAAGCCATATTGTTTATCTCCTTTGCTGCCTTTATAGGTTATATAGGCTGGGCCTATTTTGTTATAAATTTTTATATCGTGGTTTTTTAGTATGAGTTCGAAAAGATCTAGGCAAATATCTTCGAATTCAGGATCGGATTCCGGCGGTCTGTGATTGTGAATGCTACTTTGTAGTGAGCGCCTTAGTGGATTCATGGTGAGTTCCATTCGAAATTTTAAACTGCGAAACTTATTGGTTGAAGTAAAGGCGCCAAGGCGGGCTTTGGTTAGAAGGATGATATCATTAAGCTTTGTGTTTTTTGAATTTCTCTTAAAAATATGCTCACCAGGTCTAAGGAAAGCGCTCAGCGACAACATCTCGTCCCTATAGAGAATTCGTTAGGTTGCCTGGCTAGTCAGCGCGTTGTGCCGCTCTAGCTGGAAGCGCTGACGCAAATGTACCGGGCTATATCAACCGGCACGGCAGTTGAGCTGTACCAGAGTGACATTTAATGGCCGAGAGCTTGCTGACGATTTCGGGAGCAGGTATGGGTCGAGATATGTAACCGACCTAAGTCTCATTCTTACCCTTCAGCCTTGCCAATCCCTGCTTGATGTGGCGCGCGTTTCCGCCAATCAGCCAAAGGGCACTACGGATGTTGTCTCCAGCTTTGGTCAGACCCAGCTTCTCGATGAGAAGGGTTGGCTCCATCAGGGCTGCCTCCAGTCCGAGTTGATTTTGATACATCCTCAGCACATCCGATGACGAATACTCGTTAGACATGGATTGCCTCTTTTGAGATGAAAGAACCATGATACTACCGGTAGTGTCCTTGGTGGGCAGACTTCGTCGCATGCTAAAAAATTGCTACAAGGAAACGAGCCTGGGAGGTTTGAACCAGGAGGGCTGGAGGACAGTTGGTCACTGCGTCCAATCCATCATCGGAGAGACGGACAGCGCTTGAAAACGGAACGCAGTGCTCTCCTGTGCTATTGGCGTTACCGGGATCGATCAGTGTGCCCGTAAAGCCTTTCCAAACGGAAAAAACGTGTTTGTTTAGATGAGGCCTGTTCCTGCAGTCCTAAGCCTACACTCCCTTGCGCCTCCCCCTACACCTAAGACAGAATCCCCCGGCTTGTGCGTCTAGCCCGCAGGTTCTATCGTCCCCACATCACTGAAAACCAGTGATCGGGTTTGGTAGCCCGCTTCGTGTCTAGATGCATCGCATCACCAATTTCAGTCGCTTCCCTAGGACTCGGATTTCATGGTGGTCATGCGTGGGGCCCATTCGTGGGCGCCGGGTTCTAGTGCGACCGGTCTACCAACCCGCGTATGGCCGCCACCCATCGTTTGGTAGCGTGGGTGATGGCTTCTTTTAGTAATCGCGCTAGAGGTTCCATCTATGTTCAAAGTAACGCCCAACCCACCAGAAACCGATCCCGCATCCCCCTACGAATCCCTCAACTCCAAAAAACTCCACGAAGCCGCCGAGCGCGCCCTCGATCACTACCTCCTTCCCGCCGGCCACATCATGTCCAGCGTCAACGAGCCCGAGCGCATGTACCTCGCCAACCCCAAGTACGACTCGGAATCCCTATTGGCCAATGCCAGTGAAACGCTGAGTTCCGCTTCCGAAATGCTCAACAACTTCGCCGCAGCACTCGACCCCTCGCACCGCAAAACCGCGCTGGGCATTGCGCAGGTGGTGATGTTGGGGGAGTTGGCGGTGAATCAGGCGTTGGATAACGTTGAGGTGAAGGCGTGAAGCCTGTCCCGCCATGGGCAGATGAAATGCTCGTTCACTGATAACAAAAAAGCCGTCACTTCCAGGTGACGGCTTTCGCTCGCAGATTTAGCCAAACTGACCCGCCGACTCAACCACAGATTTCGGCTTCCTCAACCGCGTCAGCTGATAAGCAATCGCCAACCAAACAAACCACCCCGGCATCACCATCAGCGCAATCCGCGTGTCAGGCCGCAATGCCAGCAACCCCAGCACAAACCCCAAAAACGCCAACGAGAACCAAGCCATCGGCACACCGCCCGGCATCTTGTAAGCCGACTTCGCATTTAGATCCGGGCGCTTTTTGCGGTAGGCGATGTAAGACGCGAGGATGGTCGACCAGGTGAAGATCACCAGAATCGCCGACACGGTGGAGACGATGGTGAACGCGGTCATGACTTCCGGCACGATGAACAGCACCAGCACGCCGACCAGCATCAACAGTGTGGTGAACGCCAGGCTCAGCAGTGGCACGCTGTTGCTCGACAGTCGGCGGAATAGGCCGGGGGCGTTGTTTTGGTTGGCCAGCCCGAACAGCATGCGGCTTGATGAAAACACGCCGCTGTTGGCCGAGGAGGCCGCGGAGGTCAGGACGACGAAGTTGACGATGCCGGCCGCTGCTGGAAACCCGGCGACGAGGAATAGTTCGACAAACGGGCTTTTGACTGGAGAAACCTGTTGCCACGAGGTCACGGCAATAATGCAGGTCAGCGCGAGGACGTAGAACAGGATGATCCGCAACGGAATCGAGTTGATTGCTTTGGGCAGGGTCTTCTCTGGCGAGCGGGTTTCGGCGGCGGCGGTGCCGATCAGTTCGGTGCCGGCGAAGGAGAAAATCGCCATTTGAAATCCGGCGAAGAAGCCGAACAAGCCGTTGGGGAACGCCGCCTGTTTGTCCACCAGGTGACTCAGGGACGCGGTGACGCCGCTGGGCGAGACGAAGGAGCTGGCGATCAGCACGGTGCTGACGCCGATCAGGGTTACGACGGCAATGATCTTGATGATCGCGAACCAGAATTCCACTTCACCGAACATCCTGACGGTCAGTACGTTTAGCGCGAACAGGGTCGCCAGCATGCCGACGGCGGGTATCCACGCCGGGACGTCGGGGAACCAGTACTGGAAGAATCCGCCGACCACGACGGCATCGCCTATCACCGCGACGCTCCAGCTTAGCCAGTACGACCAGCCGAGGAAGAATGCCGCGCGCGGGCCGAGGTAGGCACCGGCGAAGTCGGCGAAGGTTTTGAAGTTGAGGTTGGACAGAAGCATTTCGCCCATGGCGCGCATGACGAAAAACACGAACAGGCCGATGATCATGTAGATGAGGATGATCGACGTTCCGGAGAGCGCGATGATCTTCCCGGAGCCCATGAACAGGCCGGTGCCGATGGCACCGCCCATGGCCATTAACTGGATGTGACGATTGCTGAGCGTGCGCTGCAGCGCGGGCTGTTCAAGCAGCCCGGAAGGGGTCGATTTCAT